GTGACGCGTATTGGTATAAGCGCGGTCTCGTGGAGTGCTACCACATCAAGGATGAGGACGATGACTTTTTGTCCCGCCTTGGTGTGGCAGCATCGGTTCGCCCCATGTAGGGGTGCCTCGTGCACATGACTGGGAGAACGACCACTAGTGAGCAGTACCATACTGGTGAGTCGCTCAAGGGCATCTCAGTTCGTGTGCATGTGGGTGCACCCGAGCCCCGGCTAAGACACGTGGTGGTAGCTCCCACGATGTCAAGTCGAACGGATTTTGGAGCTCACAACAATGACCTCCCCAACCTACTCAGGGCGATTAATGAGCGTGTTTTGCATGTTCAAGGTCCTGGTGGGTTGGTCCCGACCCCCCAACCAGTTCAGGGGGTGTGGAGGTCCCTGTCCCCCGTGGCGAAGCGTATCGCGAGAAGAGTAACCCGGTCCCCGTTGGAAGGTATGACCTGCAGAGAGTTTTTGCTGCAGTGTCCCGCCAACAAGAGGGCTCTCTACACGCGCGCGGCACGCGACTACGAGGATAGGGGGTGGGGAGATGTGGATGCACGGATCAAGGCCTTCGTCAAGTTCGAGAAATTGAATTTTACGAAGAAACAGGACCCAGCTCCACGGCTGATTCAGCCCAGATCCCCAGTGTATAATATAGCTTTAGGGAGGTTCACTAGGCGTGTTGAGGAGGAACTTTATAGTGCCCTCGCACTCGAGTGGGGTAGTGATGATGAGGGAGTGGTGATGAAGGGACGCACTATCAGCCAGGTTGCTGGTGTGCTCAGGGCCAAGTGGGAGCGTGTGCGCCGACCTGTCGCTGTTGGAATCGACGCGAGCAGGTTTGACCAACACGTCTCCCGCGAGGCCCTGGTCTGGGAACATGGGGTGTACAAGAGGATATTTGGTTATGACGGGGAGTTGTGTGCGTTGCTAAGCAGGCAGCTTGCAAACCACGGGAGGTCGTATATTGACGGAAGTCGCGTCGATTACACCTCCCGTGGCACGCGGGCTAGCGGCGACATGAACACCTCCTTGGGTAACTGTCTGATCATGTGCACTCTCGTGCGTGAATACATCCGCGAGCTGGGGATCAACGCTGAGTTTGTTAACAATGGCGACGATTGCGTCCTCTTTGTAGAGGAGGGTGATTTGTCAAAGTTGGACAGTCTCAGTGAGTGGTTTTTGGCTTATGGGTTCGAAATGG